ACAATTAAAAATTCTTGGCACGCATTACAATATCCACGCGAAGTTGTAATGACTTTGAATGGTAAGGCTAAAACAGTAAACTTTCGAAATATGACTCCTGCTCTTGTAAAAGCTATTCGCGAAAGTGGAGTTTCAACGACTTGTTTTTATCTAACAGAGGGTAATAGAGATATTGGACACGGATTATCAATTGCAAATGGTGGTGAATATATTTCTCGTTATGAATTTACGAATGGGATCTCTGACATCAAAAAAGTTATTCGTAAAAATAAAGTTGCCGTGATTGATACTCCAGAAAAAAATGGCTATGATAGATTCTTTATTCTGCCAGCCAATAATAAAAATCTAGATACTGAAATTAAAGATTTTGATATTGACCCAAATGCTTCGAAGGCTCAAATACGAAAAGCTTTTTCAGCTTATTCTACTTCGAAGAAAGGAAATCGTGTTCTGGCTTCCAAATTTGCTGAGGTTATTTCCTAAGCCATTGATTATAAAGGAAAAACTTTTTTTCGTAATCAAATCAATGGCTTATATGTTGAAATGCTCTATGTTATTGATATTATTAACAAAACTTTTTTTCACAAACCTGTTTACTTTCTCAGATACCTGATGTAGAATATACTAGTACAGTGAATTTTTATTTGATTATCCTATAAGGACTTTATATTATGAACTTTGAAACAAATCTTTTGAATGCTGTCGCTCAATCTTACCCTGATCGCTCAAACGGCGAATTCCGAGTAAAAGAAGTTTTGGCTGTTGCAAAAGAAATTGGTGTGCCTGAAAGTCACGCATATAAATACATTACGTCGCAAGAGAAAGTTAAGCGTGGAACCTATCGCGTTAATATGTCTGCGGTTGTAATACCTTTTAATGAGAAGAAAACTGTGACAGCAATAACATCAGTTGTTAATGACGAAGTTTTTGTTCCAGCAAAAGATTCAACATTTGTTCAGTGGGGTCACTGTAAAGATGTTGTTTCAATTATTAAAGCTGGAATGTTCTACCCTGTGTACATTACTGGTCTTTCTGGTAATGGTAAAACCATGATGGTTGAACAAGCTTGTGCTAAAACTAATCGTGAATATGTTCGTGTTCAAATCACTCCTGAAACCGATGAAGATGATTTGATCGGCGGCTTTCGTTTGGTAAATGGCGAAACTGTTTTCTCAAAAGGTCCTGTTATCAAAGCTATGGAGCAAGGTGCAGTACTTCTTATTGACGAAATTGATCGTGGTTCAAATAAGATTATGTGTTTGCAAGGTGTGCTTGAGGGTAAGCCAGTTCTCATTAAGAAGACTGGTGAAGTTGTAACCCCAGCTCAAGGATTTAATGTGATTGCTACGGCTAACACAAAAGGTAAGGGTTCAGACGATGGCCGGTTCATTGCTGCTACGATTATTGATGAAGCATTCCTTGAGCGCTTTACGATTACTCTAGAGCAACCCTATCCTTCTCAAGCAACTGAGAAAAAGATTGTTATGAATCACATGGAAAAATTCGAATGTGTAGATGCTGATTTAGCAGATAATCTTACGTTGTGGTCTGAAACAATCCGCAAAACTTTTGAAGATGGTGGCGTCGACGAAATCATTTCAACTCGTCGTCTATGCCACATTGTTCAAAGCTTTTCAATCTTCAAAGATTCTAAGAAAGCTATTGAGCTTTGTATATCTCGGTTTGATGAAGATACTAAAGACGCTTTTGCTGATTTATTTACAAAGGTTGTAGCTGAACCTGAGAGTCAAGATTTTATTGAATCAAATGGTTTAGGCGATAATGTTATTGATGAAATTGTTAATGAAATATAAGGTGGTTTATGATTGAGTATAAATTTAACGAACCTGCTTTATTGGAAGAACTAAGTGAATATGTTGATCGTACTTACGGTCAACATTATTCTAAAAATTCTTTTCAATCTTCTGAGTTCATTATGGATTGTGGTCATGGAATGGGATTCTTCTTGGGCAACGTATTAAAATATGCTCAACGTTATGGTAAAAAAGATGGAGCAAATCGAAAAGATCTAATGAAAATTCTTCACTACGGTTTGTTGGCCTTAAATCAACACGATAAACAAAAATATTTTGATGATTCAATGAGCATTACAGATGATTCAATATCTATCACAGATTTGAATATATCAGATTCAATCACGGCAACTTGGGATTCTGATAGTATGTACAATTCTGACTCTATGATGTATAATATATCTGATAGTGTGGATACTATTAATTTGGAATTGGATTTTGAAGAACCAACATTTATAATTAAAGATATTGAGGTTAGTGATGATGAAACTAAGTGAACAAACTTTAACAACATTGAAAAACTTTGCTGGCATTAATGCTAACATTGTTATCAATCCTGGCAATTCTATTAAAACAATGTCAGAATCAAAAACGATTATGGGTCAAGCAACTATTGCTGAATCAATGCCAAGTCAAATTGGTATCTATGACCTAAACGAATTTCTTGGTGTTGTTAATATGTTTGAAGATCCAGACATAGACATTAGTAGTGATGCCAAATTTTTGAATGTTAAAGAAGGAAACAAATCAGTAAAATATTTCTTTGCTGATCCTAGTATTCTTACTTCTCCTACTAAAGATATTACCATGCCTCCATGTGAAATTACTTTTACTCTCACAGCTGCTGACATGGCTAATGTGCGAAAAGCTGCAGCAGCTCTTGGCGTGACTGATGTTGTTATACGTAAATCTGAACCAGCAGCAACTCCAGTCTTGATTGTTACTGATACTGAAGATGCTACTTCAAATTCATATGAAGTTGAAATTGCAAATTGTTCGTCCGCAGGATTTACTTGTAATTTTGTTTTTAATATTGCAAACTTTAAATTTATTAATGACGATTACGATGTATCTATTTCGTCAAAGCTTCTTTCAAATTTCAAAGCTAAAAATAATCCAGTTGAATACTGGGTAGCTCTTGAAAAGAAATCTACGTTTGGAGTATAATATGGCCGAAGAAACTACAATTGATCAAGCAAATGACGAAGAAGGTTTGTCATTAGACGATCTTATTAATGTGTTGCGTATTATTAATACTGCGACAGACCGTGGTGCTTTTAAAGCACATGAACTTACTATGGTTGGTGGAACATATGATCGATTCGCAAGATTTATTAAACAAGCACAAGATGAGAAAGCTAGTGCTGAGCAAAATGAAAATGGAACAGGTGATACAGATGATAGTGAATAACCCTGAAGAAAGAAAAACAATTATGAATGCGCTAGTAGAATATTCTAATTCTGCTACGCGAGCTGAAGCTGAAAAAGATTTGCAAAAAAATATTATTTCAGATTTGGCTGATAACACAAACGTTGAAAAGAAATATTTGCAAAAAATTGCTAACATGTATCATAAGCAAAACTTCGCAGTTGTTTCACAAGAACAAGAAGAAATTGAAGAGCTTTATGAGTCTGTTGTTTCTTTGAATACAAATTGAATGATGAGTAAAATTAAATTAGATGTAGAAGTAACCGCAGACCTGGATCCTAAAGGTATTCGTAAGCTTGTGTATGTAGGTCAATCAGATGTTGAGTGTGTCAATGAAGTAGAGACTTGGGACGAGATCATTCAAAGGACTATTGAATATTATACTTTTGGTGGTTCTATCAAAGAATGTCACCGAGAGGAAATTGAGGTTCTTCGTAAAGGCCTTAAAAAGGCACTTAAAAAGTTTGATAAACTTGTACATGAGTATGGTTATAAAGAATAAATTATTGCCTCGGTGGTGAAATTGGTAGACACAACAGACTTAAAATCTGTCGCTCATTACGAGCGTGCTGGTTCGATTCCGGCTCGAGGCACCATTTACTTTTTGAGCTTAATGTTGTATAATATTATATTTGTTATGGAGTTATATGAATGTCTGATTTCTTATGGGTGGAGAAATATCGCCCGCAATTAGTTAACGATACCATTTTGCCGAAAGGCTTAAAAAGCGTATTTCAAAAAATTATTTCTACCGGCGAATTGCCAAACATGCTTTTTACTGGCACTCCAGGTGTTGGTAAAACAACAGTTGCAAAAGCGCTGTGTAATGAACTTGATCTTGACTTTATTGTAATCAACGGATCTGAAGAAGGTAACATTGATACTCTTCGTAATAAGATCAAACACTTTGCTTCAACTGTATCTCTACAGGGTGGTTATAAAGTAGTTATCCTTGATGAGGCTGATTACTTAAACCCACAATCAACTCAACCCGCCCTCCGCGGTTTTATCGAAGAATTTTCAAACAATTGCAGATTCATTCTTACCTGCAACTTCAAAAATCGCATTATTGAACCTTTACATTCTCGTTGTTCCGTTTATGAGTTTGCTATTCCAAATAGCGAAAAGCCTGAAATGGCCAATGCTATTTTCTTACGAATTTGCAAAATCCTAGATGATGAAAAAGTTGCTTACGATAAAAAAGCTGTTATTGCTCTTATTGAAAAACATTTTCCAGATTATCGTCGTGTTATTAATGAATGTCAACGTTATGGTATTACCGGTAAGATCGACGCTGGTATTTTGGTAAACCTAACTGAAGATAACATTAAAGCACTTGTTAAATATCTGAAAGAAAAAGATTTCAAAGCAATGCGTAAATGGGTTGTCGATAATATTGATACCGAGCCTGCTGCTATCTTTCGTAAAATTTACGATAACGTAAATGAATATGTTCAACCAAAATCTATTCCACAATGTGTTCTTATACTGGCTGACTATCAATATAAAAATGCGTTTGTTGCTGACCACGAATTGAATGTCGTTGCTTGTATGACCGAGCTAATGGCGAATTTGGAGTTTAAGTAATGAACCCTTTTGAATATGTTACTGCTATTAATTCTTCTAAAAAGAATATTATGGTTGATGACGTAGCAGAAAAAGAATACAACCCGTTTATGGTAAATCGTAGCTTATCGTATTTTTACGATACTATTTTATTTGCTAATGAAATGAACCTTAACCACCATCTAGATAACCGACTTCAATTCGACTTTCTTATAAATAGTATTAGACCGAGGAAACGTTTTTCCAAGTGGTTGAAGAAGTCTGATCCAGCAGCGCTGGATGTAGTGAAAGAATATTATGGTTACAGTAATGAAAAAGCCCGCCATGCTCTTTCCCTATTATCAGATGACCAACTCAATGAATTGAAGGTGAGGTTATATAAAGGTGGAAAATAATAATAGTGAAATAGTCGAATGGACTCCGGCATCCATGTTGGAAATTTCTCTTAATGAGCCAGACGATTTTCTAAAAGTTCGCGAAACTCTTACACGTATTGGTGTTGCATCTCGTAAAGATAGAAAACTCTATCAATCGTGTCATATCTTGCATAAGCAAGGTAGATATTTCATAGTGCATTTTAAAGAATTATTCTTGTTAGATTCTAAACCATCGAATCTAACTTTGAATGATGTGCAAAGGCGTAATACCATTGCAACATTGTTATCTGATTGGGGTTTAATTAGTATTGTTTCTGGTGGTCAATTAGACACAGCACCATTGAGACAAATTAAAGTAATCTCACATCAGGATAAAGGCAATTGGGAACTTTGTCCGAAATATAATATCGGTAATATTCACTAATTGTATATATAATAATGAGGTGCGGAATGGTCCGGCCTCATATTCAAAACCTTGCTTAATAATAGGGGGTCTTTATGACACACTTAAATATGTTTCGTTCGCATCCATCATTAGTTGGATTTGATTCTTTATTCAATCAATTGGAAGCATCTGTGGATAGATCTACAAGTTCTTACCCACCGCATAACCTAGTAAAATTATCAGAAAATCAATATTCAATTGAGTTAGCTGTTGCCGGTTTTACTATGGATGATTTCGATATTGAATGGAAAAAGAATGTCCTTACTGTAAGAGGTGAAGGCAAAAGCTCAGATAAAGATCAATATATCTACAAAGGTATTTCGCAAAAACGTTTTGTGAAAACATTTAATCTTGCAGATCATATTGAAGTATCTGGTGCTGAACTAAATAATGGTATTTTATCAATTTCTTTAGAGCATAAAATACCAGATGAACTGAAACCACGTAAAATTGCTATTAGCTCACCTCAACTTTTAATTGAAGGAGAAGAATAGCTTACAGTGAGCCGGCG